CGAATCGTTTTGATGACATCTCTCCTTTGTCACCCGTGAAAATTTCCATTAATTTTTTCATAAATCTTTGCTTTCTAATAGTGTGTAAGTGAATGAATTTCCGTGCAATGTGGCAGCCTTCTTGACCAAAGCCATAAACTCGTCGAAATCTGCTGACTTTTTGAACACCTGACAACCCTCACTCCAATTCTCAACATAGGTTGAATCTGCACCAGCCTTGTGTATGTTGATTCCGTAGATGCCTTCGGTGATCAACTTAGTGTCGTAGGTCATATCCTTGTTGGCATCACGATAAACTTTGACGGGTTTGGCTTGTTTTAAGGCTTCGTATTTGCCTTGATGCAATCCGATTGCGTGACTTCCACGATATTGTCCGGGAACTAAACGAGCAACGCCTTGAGCATTGTGAAATTCCTTCACTCCCTTTGTGCCTGGATCAGTTGTCGCAGCCCATTTCTTAAAATGCCATACATCTCCGATTTTGTAACTGACGGTCAACAAGTCATCAAAGACATTTGTCACCTTGCTTCCAGTATCCGAATTGCGAATCCCAATGATGTTCAAGTTGTAATCACCTGATTCAAAGAACTTGTAGTTCTTCACCTTCATTGCTTGTTTGATTTTGTCTATCATTTGCCTTGTCCTTTATATGGTTTGGAACTCTTGTGTTTGTTCTTGTGCTTGGTATGTCTGCCCAATTTGTTTTTGGGTTTAGCCCGAAATGATGTGATGTTTACTTTTGTTGCCATAAGTACATTCTGAAATAGTCAAAATCCTCTTTGCCACCTTCGGAAAGATAGTTCAAATACGCATCATAGATCACTCCTTTGAACTCAATTGGTGTGGTTGTGGTATCTAATCCAGCACCTACCATCTTCACGGCATACACCTCCATTTGGTCTTGAACAACTTGCATCTGTTGAACCACGGATTCTGCTTTCTTTTCAGCAATAACCACCGCTTCTTTCAATTGCTCTTTCTCAACCACTTTTGCTTCCACCAATTTCTCACTCACCTCGTGTGCTTGTTTAGTGGCTTGACCAACGACTTGTGTGTTCTGTTGAATCTTCTTCAACAACGCATCAATGTCACTAACTGGCTTGGGTTCAGTTGCCCAAGATTCGGTGAACAAATAACCACCGATGAAAGCGAATGCAAAAATGATCAACAATCTCATAGTTTTTTCATTGAATTAATGATGCGTAGTTCAGTAATGGCTGCCGACAATGCAGAATCTGCCGTCTTCAATGCCTTGTATGCCTGTTTCTGCTCTGCTCGTAGTACTGCCATCTCTTTGCGACATTCGTCAATCTGCTGTTGATTGCCCGAACGCAAGTCCATATACAAATAACTAACAGCCAACAGCATACAAAAAGCCACGGCAGCAACAGGGTTTTTACGGAATTGGTCAAAGCTAACAGGTAGCGCATTGGGTTTTACTTTCGGTGTTGTCATATCGGGAATGGTGATGGTGGGGTTACAACTTCAAACTCTGTTGGCTGTCCCAGAATTGGCGTGAGTGATTCATCAAAAATAATGTACCAAAATTGCGGAGTGTTCAATTCTGCAAATTGATAGTCAACCCAATTCTGTGTCACATCATCAGGTGCAACGGGAATACCATAATAAGCATCACACGCTTCACGGGCGTTGATTGCTTCTTGTTCGGTGGGGTATTGGTAGCCGTTAATAGATTGCATAATATGAATTTATATCTAAGTTAATTGCAGAACGATTTGCCGACTGATTTGTAAGCCACATAATTACTTCGCTAAAATTATTGTAAGCATATCTTAATGGGTTGGGTTGATGTGAAATATAAAATCCTTGCGATGTGTTTGGAATAGTTGTCGCAAGCGCTACATTTTTTTCCAATGCATTGTTTCTAAAAACTCCCCAACCCGTTGAATTTGTTATGTCAAAATTGATAAGATATTTATCCCCGTTTGCATAATTGCCAAAGCCATCGTAGGAATTTGTCACAAAATTGGTTGGGTCTGGGTATGATGCCCCTTTTAGTGATGGATTTATATAGTGGAAAGCCCCAGCATCATTTGTTGTAGTTGTTGCGTATGATATATCTGGACGATAGGCATCATTTCCCGAAGTTGCCGCTCCAACTCTTTGAGTAACATAATACAGAGACATTGCACTTGAGTAATTAAATAACGCACTTTTCATAAAATCATTGACCCCGTCAAAAGTCATTGTAGGTTTACCGTTGTATGTAATTACACTACCCGCGTTAACAATTTTAGGTTGATTAATTGCCGTTGTTTGCGTTGCATTCCTCCCATTACCACTTTGGTCGTACCAAGTCGTAATAAAACCATTGTCCAAAGCACCCGTTCCCGTAAATGCAAGTAATGCCGTAGTATCTAAATTCCCTAATGCAGTAAATCCGATGTCACTTTCTGTTAAATCAGTTCGCCTTACACGAATAGCATTTCCCGTGTATGCACCTCTTAATCTACGAACCGAATAAGCAGCGGCTGCGTTTGGGTAAGTGTCCAACAATCCAACAAAGGATTGGATTTGTGAACCAACTATTCCGTGTGTTGAAAGTATCATATTATGACGCTATATCTCCAAATAAATACCACTCATTTTCCGCAATCTTCACCAAAGTTGCACCCGAATACTGGGCATTTAGTTTCAACTTTGCCCCATTGCTTCGGATGGTTACGCCACTTGTGGCAACAACTGTAGTTTGTCCTGCTCCATATTGTGCCAAAAGAATCTGTGTGCCTGTGCTGAACGCAACCGAACTATTCAAAGGAACTGTCAAATTGTTTGCACTGCCCACGTTCATTTCAACCAATTTGTCCGCATCACTCAAAACCAAAGTATAGGATGCTGTTTGTCTGTTGGTGGTAATTAGTTTGTTTGTCTTTGCATCAAGTGCCGTTTGTGTTGCAGTTGAAACGGGTTTATTTGCATCTGAAGTGTTGTCAACATTGCCCAAACCTACCGCAGCCTTGTTAAGGGTTGCAAAGGTCTTATCACCTCTGTAGTAATCCGCTGAAGTTGTGGCGGTTATTGTTGGTTCAACTGCGACATTCCCACTACCCAAAAGCGAAGTGCTGTTGACGGTCTTGATGTTTGTGCCTGAAACCAACGCATCCTGTTTGCTTGTAGCCAATCCGCTGTACTGCGAGTTGGTTGCATTGTCACCCGTATTCGTTCCGCTTGTGTTTCCAACAACTACCAATTGGGCGTCGGTTATATAGCGTTTGTCTGTGCTACTTGCGATGTCTGCGGTGGTTGCATCTGCTCCAGCAGTTACCAAACCTTTGGCATCGTAAGTGATCTTCGTTTTGGTTGCACCGGTAATGGCAGAATTTTCATCAACCTTGCCATCCAATGCCGTTTGTAGGTCTGTTTGATTTGACAAAGTACCAGTAACCCCACCCCAAGCAACTGCCGAACTGATGGCAATGTTTCCGCTTCCAAGTACTGATGTGCCGTTTACGGTCTTGATATTCGTTCCGCTTACAAGTGCATCTTGTTTGGCGTTTAATGCTGATTGAGTTGCACTTGAAACAGGCTTGTTTGCATCGCTTGTGTTGTCAACATTGTTCAACGCCAATGCAGTTTTCAACGCTGATGGTGTGATTTTCTTTGTCTCCGCTGCCGATGTATCAACAATAGGAAACAAATCGGATGCGTTGTCTACCGTGACAATGGTCGCTAATTGGGATATTTTTTGATCTGCCATTATAGTAAGATTTTATCACCACTTTCAAGAAGGCAGAAATCGCCATTTTCCAAAAGCAGATAGATGATTTGTGTGGGTTGTTCAATCTCGTAAATCTTCTCATTTAAAGTTACCTCATAGTAATTGCGAGTAACATCAAATTCAACTTTCAAGATTCCACTTTCTACCAATTCGTTTGCCAATGCTGGAGACAAATTGGTTGATGATGTTTGTGCGTAAACTTGATATTCAAATTCTCCAGCATCAAGAGTGAAGGTGCTACCCTCAACAACTGCAAATTGGTTGTATCTTTCAGGGTGAATTGAAATGTCCGACAAGATCACCGTTGTGAGTTCATTGCTCAAACGATGTGTGAAGGCAAACAGAAAATATGGATTGGCAATCGTGACTTTTTCGGTCAGCGTTAAATACCAATTCTTT